GACCGCGCGATATGCTTCGACGGCAACCCTTCAACGCTGCTCGAAAAGATAAAGGCGTTCCAGCCTTGGAATAAGTAAGAGAGGAAAGAAGACCAATGAACAACACTAAAATCGACTGGTGTGATATGTCGTGGAATCCTGTCACCGGCTGTCAGCAAGATTGTGACTACTGTTATGCGAACCGTATTGCAGTACGGTTTGGCGGGACTGTTAATACATGTCCGACTGGCAATCTGCACGTACTCAATGAGCCGTTTGTAGCTGAGAAAAACGATTATAACGACACGCCCCGGCGAAATCCTTATCCATACATGTTTGACCCGACGTTCCACAGATACCGGCTCACAGATCCAGTACAGGTCAAACTACCACAGACAATATTTGTCTGCTCGATGGGTGATTTGTTTGGGGAGTGGATACCTGAAGAATGGATAAAAAGTATCATCACCGTTTGCGCTTCTGCGCACTGGCATAGATATCTGTTTTTGACGAAAAATCCCAGAAGGTACGATGAAGTAATTGAGTACATTGAGGGGACGGACTCGCCACTGACGACGCGAGGGTTGTCCGCTCACTTCGGAGTGACCGCAGCAGATGAGAAGCAACTGTACGCCGCATACGAAACACAGGCGACCTGGCTGAGCATCGAGCCGATACAGGAAAACATGCGCAATGGCTTTGAGAACTGCGCAGTTATTCATCGGCCATACGACGGCGCCGAGCTTGCGCGATGGGGCTGGGTCGTGATCGGCGCTGAAACAGGCTCACGCAAAGAGAAAGTTGTACCAGAGCGGAAGTGGATAGAAGAAATCGTCGACATCCTGAAGTTCTGGAAGACGCCCATATACATGAAAAGAAACCTGGTCAGTATATGGGGTGAAGAACTGATTCAGGAATTGCCGTGGTAGACAGGTGAAAAACTCTCAGAAGGGGTGAGCTAATGAAGTTGCGGCAAATGTCGCAATATGCGGCTCTGATGGCGCGTTTAGCGCATGCAGAAGAATTGCTTGAATCGCTTCAGAATGCGAGTCGTCCAGGAGTTGCGGTCAATAATGGTATGCCCCGATCCTCAGAAGTGAAAGACAAAGTCGGGAATCTCATAGTCGAAATCGCCGACCTGAAAGAGCGCATTGCTTATCTCAAGCGGGAAATGGAGCGGGAAAAAAAGAAGTTGCACGGGTTCATCGACAAAGTACCCGACGAACGGACCAGGACGGCACTCCGGCTGAAGTTCATGTATAACATCACATGGGGGCAGACGGCCGAAATCATGGGCGCGTCCTACACCGAAGAAAGCGTGAAAAAGCTGTGTTATAAATACCTTTCCGATAGCTAGGCACGACCATTCCCGAAGCGTACCGACGCTTCCTGATATCTCCCGACCGCTCCCGAAAGCTCCCGGCCGTTCCTGCGTGGGGCTTGCATTTCCCGATACTCTTGCTGTAGCATTACACTCGTAAAATTCTGCATAGCGGACGGCTCCCATCTCCGGGGGCCGTCATAATCTTAGAAAGGGGGCATTTGGCGCCGCGTTACTCCTTTACGCGACGTCATGCACCGGGCCGCGACTGTTCGCCAACATCCGGCAGCGGGTAAAGTAAAAAAGGAGGAGCCCCATAGTGAATTTTATAATCACTGTCAAAAACCGGGCCGCGACTGTTCGCCAACATCCGGCAGCGCCTTACGCTCCCGCAGAGGGGGCGTAAGGCGTGAAGACTGTTAAGAAAAAACTGGCGGACCTGAAAAGCCCGGAGAGAAATCTGCGGATACATGATGATGTTCAAATATCGGAGATGTGCCGCAGCGTGACCATGTTCGGACAGATACGACCAATTGTTATCGACGAAAACAACGTCATGTTGGCCGGCAATGGGCTACACGCAGCGCTGACACGGCTTGGATGGAGTGACGCAGACTGCTATGTAGCGTCCGGGCTTACTGAGGCACAGAAGAAAAAGCTCATGATTGCCGACAACCGTATATTCGACCTGGGGATAAATGACACAGCCGCGCTTGACGCTTTTCTCCTGGACTTAAAGGACGATTTGGATATCCCTGGCTTCGATGAAGAAATCCTGAAGGTTTCCGTCTTTGAAAGCGAAGGCGACGATATAATCTCCAAATACAGCATCGATATATCAAGGCATATCGATGGAATAAGCGGCGCGAGCCGGGACGATGGCATGTCGCCGGATGATTCCAAATCGGACACTGACGATGGGCAAGGCGAGGATTATGATGATCCCGGCTACGATGAAAGCGACGGCATGGACGACGCGCCCGCCGCTCCGGAAATACCAATCTCCAAACCCGGAGACTTATGGTGCCTGGGGAAACACCGCCTCATCTGTGGCAGCGCGACTGACCGCAACATCGTGAAACAGTTGATGGACGGCAACAAAGCCCAATGCGTATTTACCGACCCGCCCTACGGCGTGAGCTATATCAGCCAGAGCGGGAAGTTCGATGTAATAAAGAACGACGATATGAGAGGCGACGACCTCATGTCGAACCTGCTCATACCGGCGTTCAGGAATCTCGTTGAGTTCGCTGACGACGAGGCGGCTTTCTATATTTGGCATGCAAGCACGACGCGACGCGATTTTGAGGACGCTATGACCGCAGTAGGCCTGATAGAGCGACAATACCTGATTTGGGTAAAAAACAGCTTTCAAATGGGTCACGCCGATTACCACTGGGGCCATGAGCCATGCTACTACGCACAGAAAGCCGGCAAGTCCGTCCGGTTTTATGGTGACAGGACAAACCAGACTGTCTGGAAAGCCGCTCTCCGCATTAGCAAGGGCGCGGAGACGATTGTCTCAGGCGGTATCGTAATCACTGATGGCGCGGGCGGTCGCCTATATATTAACAACAAACCCCCAAAGGGCAAGAAGCTCCGTAGCATACGGGCAAAGGGCAAGGATGTGATACTGCTCTATAGTGAGGGTAAAACAAGCACCGCATGGGAAGTGTCTAAAGACGCCGGCGCTGAACACCCCACTCAAAAGCCTGTCGAACTGGCTGTAAGGGCAATAGGAAACAGTAGCAAAGCCGGAGAGATAATCCTCGACCTTTTCGGTGGCAGTGGCACCACTCTGATAGCCGCAGAACTGACCGGGCGCGTCGCCTACATGACAGAGCTCGACCCTAAATACTGTGACGTGATAATCAATCGTTATTCGCAAGTCTCAGGAAACATGAGCTTCCATTGCTTCCGTAATGGCCGCAAAATGTCATATTCCGCAGTCAAACGCGATTATGACACGCAGAGCAATGTAAATGCAAACGTATCATAGACCGCTGAATCCGCTCTCCGCATCTTCACACGAACCATCACCTGTGGCAGGCTTGCAGCAGATGAGAACATACTGCGGACTAGCGGCCACAGGTGGTATTGCTTATAACGCCACAGCGACAGAATATAAAAAAGAATGAAGCGTGGATCGTTGCGGCCGCGATAAAAAAAGGTACTGTGACGGGGGGAGGGGGACGATTGCGGGCTCGTCGACCCCAAAAAACGCTCAGTTAGAAGGGTCTTTTTTTATGGAGGTTTAATTGAAAACATAGCGGGGTAGTTCAGTGGCCAGATCGCTTGGCTCATAACCAAGATGTCGCGGGTTCGAGTCCCGTCCCCGCAACCAAAACTCTTTTTATGTTAATGACAAAGCGGAAAAAAGACGCTTGACAGACCGGACAGACGGGCATTTATGCAACAAAGTGCGGCATTGGAAAGGAGCGATCTGATGGCAGCGCAAAAGAAACAGGACGTCGCCGTAGACGAGGGCGCTGTTTATATCCTACGTGCCGGCACGCCCGTTTACATCAAAACGGCCGACTTGTGCGCTATGACCGGCAAGAGCAATCAGTGGATCGGGCAGCTCACGAGTCAGGGCGTTATCAACAAGCGCGCCACTCTGCACGGGTCGATGTATGAGCTGACGTCGACCGTGCATGCATATACAACGATGCTGGAAACCCGCGCCAAAGAAGCGTCTGAAAAAGTGATGAGCGCCGAACACAAGGAGCGCAACGCTGCCGAGGTGAGTCTGAAAAAGGCCAAGGCAACAAAAGCAGTGCTGGAAACAAAAGAACTGCTCGGAAAAATGCATCGGGCAGAGGATATCGAGTACTTAGTTTCTGAGCTGCTTTTTGCGGTGCGTGGCATGATGCTTGCGCTCCCCGGCAGGCTGGCGATTGACGTCGCCAACATTTCGGATCCGGCTGAAGCGTCGGTGCGGATACGTGATGAGGTCAATCTCATTATGCAGGACATGGTGAACTATCAGTACGATTCAAAGAAGTATGAAGAGCTTGTCCGGGAGAGGCTAAGTTGGGATAAAATCGACGTCGAGGATGGTGCCGGCGATGACGGCTGAGCAAAGAGAGGCGGCCGTTAAATCAGCATGCGACAGCCAAAGAAACGCTCAGGCGCTCCTGACAAAACTCCTTAGGTCCATGAAGCCTCCCGACAACCTGACCGTTTCTCAATGGTCAGACAAGCGGCGCCGGTTATCTCCGGAGAGTTCCGCAGAGCCTGGCCCATGGCGAACCAAGCGCACCCCGTATCTAAAAGAGCCTATGGACGCTTTTACTGACCCGAAGATACGGCGGATCGTGTTTGTGTCAAGTTCGCAGATCGGCAAATCGGAGTATTTGAATAATTGCATTGGGTACATCGTCGACGAGGACCCCGGAAGTATCCTCTTCGTACACCCAACGACAATAGATGCAAAGGAGTATTCCAAACTCCGTATTGCACCGATGTTCCGCGACTGTCCCTCTATCAGTGATAAGGTTGCCGCTCCTAAAAGCCGTGACAGCGCGAATACGATTCTTCAAAAATCGTACCCTGGCGGTTTGCTTACCATGTGCGGATCAACAGAAGCTCATGCGCTGGCATCTAAACCTATCCGTTATCTTTTTGGTGATGAGAGGGATAGGTGGGCTACATCGGCAGGAAAGGAAGGTGATCCGTGGAAACTGGCAATGGCGCGCCAGATCACATTCTACAACTCCAAAGCCGTCGAGGTTTCCACGCCGACGATTAAGTATGCAAGCGCGATTGAATCGTCTTTTCTGGAGGGTACTATGGAGAAATGGTGCGTTGAATGCCCTCACTGTGGGAAATATCACGATATCAAATTCTCCGACATCCGCTATGATTACGTGTCGGAAGTGATACACGGTAAAAAGCATTATGCTGTGACTGATATATGGCACATCTGCCCAGGCTGCGGCTGCGTATCCACTGAGCAGGAAATCAAAAAGCAGCCGGCACAATGGAACGCTGACAATCCGGACGCCATAAAAAGGGGCGTCCGTTCTTTTTGGCTCAACAGCTTTGTTTCCCCGTGGGCTACGTGGGAATCGACTATCCTTGAATATCTGTACGCGCTAGGCAGCTCGCAGAAGCTTCAGGTTGTTTATAATACCCGCTTCGGGGAACTTTGGGAGAACCGCGGCGACCTTGAAGATGAAGAAAGCGTCATGTCAAGGCGCGAGGATTATCCCGCCGAACTGCCGGATGGCGTCCTTGTGCTGACGGCTGGAATCGACACCCAGGACGACCGATTTGAGTATGAGGTCGTCGGTCACGGCCATTTCTCAGAAACGTGGGGCATTGAGGCTGGCATAATAATGGGCCTGCCGAACGATCCCGAAACATGGAAACAACTGGATCAGGTCATTTTCGACCGCATATTCCGCTTTGAAAACGGCGTGGGGCTTCCCGTGTCGCTGAGTTTTATCGACGAGCAAGGGCATTTTGCGCAGGACGTCCGGTCGCACTGCAAAGCGCGGCTTAATAAAAAGGTATTTGCAGTCGCCGGGAGCAATAAGCACGACGCACCTTTTACATCACCGCCCAGAAAGCAAAAGATAACCGTTATGAAGGGCGGTGAAAAAGTAGTGATTGGCACATGCTGGCGCTACGATATCGGAGTCGACGCGGGCAAACAGATGATAATGGACAATCTCCGGGTACAAACTCCCGGAGCGCGCTACTGCCATTTCCCTCTCCGCGACGATTACGGGGCTGGGTATTTTTCACGCCTACTGTCCGAGCATCTGGTTTATATGCAGGAGCGGAAACAGCCGTGGGTGTGGGAGAAGATCCCCGGCCACGAACGGAACGAAGCGCTCGACTGCCGCAACTATGCGCTGGCGGCTTTTAAGGCGCTCCCTGCTGACCTGGACGGGATAGACAGGAAACTTAAAGCCTCAAGGGGGAAAACCGTCCCTGCGCCTGTTGCAACGACCCCAAAACCGAAGAATAAGCCGCGCCAGGGCAAGGATGCCGCGCTCAATAGATTATATAGCGAATGGTAGGTGTGAATCATGGTGAGAAAAGAGAAAATCAGGCTCAGGCTGGAGTTCTGGAAAAAGGCACTTGCAAAGCTGCAAGAGGCATATCTGGAGCTAGTCGAAGGGCGGGTGCAACGGTACCGTATTGACGACCGGAGCTTAACGCGCCTCGATATTCCTGACTTGCTAAAGCAAATAGAGGCGGCAGAAAAAAAGATCGACGAACTGACTGCGCTGCTGGAGGGCCGTAACGCGCGTAAAGCGTTCGGGATCATACCCCGCGACTGGTAGCGACATTAATGTCCTTACCAAAAACACGGGTATCTGCCCCCTGGGGCATTACCACGAACAGACCGGCATAGTTTGTGGCTCCTTTCGATGCCGGTCTGTCCGTTTTTTACAACTTTGAAGTCCTGCTTCAAAGCTATTGTTCTCGGTTTTCTACGCAGTAATTACAACTTACAGCGCTCGGACTCTACACTGGAAAGCGTTGTAAAAACATAGAAATAGCCGCTTTTTCGGCTAGAAACTGTGAATAATCCTCATTTGGCATAGCCATTTGGGTAGTCCGTTCCCTCTTATAACTTTCGATTTTCAAACTGTTCTTTACACATAAGACTTACAGGAGGTTTTTTCGATGGTATCGCTAGTTGATGGCGTCAGAAACAAGCTAATTAGTAATCCCACTATCATCGAGACGTACCGTGGGAAATCCACAGATATTAAGCCGAGCTTCACTGCCGAACATAACGGATCCGTCTATTATGAAATGGACACCCAGGATGTGTTTATGTTCGACGGTGATACGCTGACTTGGCTTTTGCAGTAGCGGAGGTGCAATGATGGCGTGGGATTTTGATTTTGCCAGTTGGATACTAAAAAAGGCAAAAAAATATTGTGACAGCGTTGCATTCGGGCAGGGCGCGATTCAAGGTCCGCCTGGTCCGGGAGGCCCACCGGGGCCAGATGGCCCGCCTGGTCCAGACGGCCCTGACGGTCCGACGGGACCGCAAGGCCCAATCGGACCACAGGGTATTCAGGGGTCAAACGGCCCGCAAGGCGATCCTGGGCCGCAAGGCAATCCGGGGCCACAGGGCGTTCAAGGGCCTCAAGGCCCGGTAGGTACAGCCGGCCCTGCCGGAGAGCAGGGACCGACAGGACCGCAGGGACCTATCGGCGAAAAAGGTGAGACTGGCGCTACCGGCGCGATTGGGCCACAGGGGATGCAAGGCGAGCAGGGGCCACGAGGACAGCAGGGCGTGCAGGGAGCGCAAGGTGAACACGGCGCTACCGGTGCTACTGGACCTCAAGGTGAACCTGGGCCACAGGGCATACAGGGACTGCAGGGTGAAGTCGGCCCCCCGGCAAATCTCAATCCTCGCGGAGCGTTTGAAGACGGTGAAACATACTACGCTACGGATGTTGTGTCATTCGTTCCATTCGGCAACTCATATATTGCCCGTCAAAATGATATAACGGAGCCCCCATCGGAGGAACACGGCGACGAGAACTGGGCGCTTTATGTCATGAGAGGCCCGGCAGGCCCACAAGGACCGCAAGGGCAAGTCGGCATTCCCGGCCCTCAAGGACCGCAAGGTGAACCTGGATCGCAGGGACCGCAGGGATTGCAAGGGCCACAGGGCGAACAGGGACCGGCGGGTACTCAAGGCGCTGCTGGCGCTCAAGGCGCCGCTGGACCGGCAGGACCGCAAGGCGAACAGGGTGCTCAAGGGATGCCTGGGTCACAGGGGCCACATGGAGCGCAAGGGCTACAGGGAGACCAAGGCTTGCAGGGAGTAGCTGGGCCAGCAGGACCGGCGGGGCCAGCAGGCTCGCAGGGCATACAGGGTGTACAAGGCCAGAAGGGTGACAAAGGCGATAAAGGTGACAAAGGCGAATCACTGGTGGCCCAGGAAGGGTCGTGGACGCCGACGCTGTACGGCAAGACCACAGCCGGGAGTTATACCTATGTCAGTAGAACAGGAGTATATAGACGAGTAGGAAAAATCTGTTCAGTCTACGGGCGTATCCAGATCAGCGCAAAATCCGGGTCGCCAGCGGGGCCGATACAAATAGGCGGATTACCGTTTGCAGGCGTTAACAATCAAGGTAATTGTGAGTTCGCTGTGTGGGCGGGATTGAACGTTCCAGCCAACGTGAGGCAACTGATTACTTATTTGGAGGGCGGTACAAGGTTCTCGCTGTACTACGGGACGTTTACCGGCTACACCAACTCCAACATAGCGACTGAGCTTGGGAGCAACTTCTATGTTGATATCACGGCGACCTACTTAATCGCGTAAGCGGTAATTCACAGAAAGGAGCAACGGAATGAGCAAAGGTTATGGCGAGGCCGGTGCAAGTATCCAGCGGCGGGCGTTAAAGAGCTTCCTCGCAAAGAGCGGCGCTCCCTGCGAGGATATTGACTGGAACAACAGTACGCTACGGCAGCGCGGACGCATGCTGTATATGGCGTCGCCTATAGCGACGTCGGCGATCAACACAAATCGGACAAAAGTGGTCGGTACTGGCTTGACTCTCAAGAGCATGGTCAATCGCGATGTTCTCGGAATATCTCCAGACGCAGCGAAGAACTGGCAAAAGATAACCGAAGCAGAGTTTGAGCTTTGGGCGTCAAAAAAAGAGAACTGTGACGCTATCGGCGTCAACAACTTCGCGAGTATGCAGCAACTCGCGCTTAAGTCATGGCTCATGAGCGGTGATGTATTCCCGCTTATAAAGCGATACAAACCAACCCCCTCGAACCCGTACACTCTCAGGATACACCTCATTGAAGCTGACCGGGTGAGTACGCCGACGGATTTTTCGCGTGGGATTTCCATCCCGTTTTTTACCGAAGGGAAAAACCCAAATACCGGCAACAAAATCCATGATGGCGTAGAGATAGACAGCAACGGTATGATTGTCGCTTATCATATCCGCAACACTTACCCGGACCAAATCACGATGGAAAAAACCGTGTGGACGCGCGTGGAGGCATACGGCAAGAAAACAGGGCTTCCGAACATCCTGCAAATCATGGACAGCGAACGTGCAGACCAGTACCGTGGCGTCACATATCTGGCTCAAGTCATTGAACCGTTGCTACAGCTTCGGAGGTACACAGAGAGCGAGCTTATGGCCGCGCTCGTCCAGAGTTTCTTCAGCGCGTGGATCACGACAAATACCGATCAGACGGAGATTCCGATAAACGAGGTCGGCGCTGGTGATATTGCGGGTATTCCGGATGCGAACCCGGACGATGTTTCGCAAGATCCGAATGAATACGAAATGGGGCCAGGCACCGTCACGCACCTCGATGATGGCGAGAGTATCACATTCGGAAATCCGAATATACCGACGGCTGGGTTTGAAAGCTTCGTCAAAACACTCTGTCGGCTGATTGGCGCTGCGCTTGAGATTCCGTATGATGTTTTGATAAAAGAGTTCAATGCTTCATATTCTGCGTCACGCGCCGCACTGCTTGAAGCATGGGAAGCATTCAAAATGCGCCGGGTTTGGTTCGTAGATGATTTCCCGCAACCGGTCTATGAAATGTTCCTCGCTGAAGCGATAGCGCTCGGACGCATAAAGGCGCCGGGCTTTTTTACTGATCCGCTGATCCGGGCGGCATGGTGTCAATCGCGCTGGATCGGACCGGTCCAAGGGCAGCTTGACCCGACAAAAGAGGCGAAAGCGGCGATAATGCACATCGACCGCGCAATCAAGACGCACGAGCAGGTAACACGGGAAATGGGCGGCGGCGACTGGGAGGACAATGTTGAACAGATCGCAGTCGAAAACGAGAGGCTGCGCGAAGCTGGCGGCGGTACCTACATGGCGTCTCTAGCCGACCAGGATTCGCAGGACAATCAGAACAAGGAGGAATAACATCATGCCAAGCATTTTAGATCGTTTTTGGGGAACAAACAGCAAACCTTCGACAACCCCATCTGCGACGATCCAGCCATACACAATGACGCGAGCAGCTGACGGCACAGCAGAAATCACGCTATATGGCGATATCGTAAGCCGCCGCCCTGTTAACTGGTGGACACGAAAGCCGGTAGAGGGGTCTTTCATAATCCTGACGGAGTTCATGGAGGATTTGAAGAAAGTCGAGTCCGCTCCAAGGATAAGAATACGTATACATAGTGCCGGTGGCAATGCTTATGACGCTATGACAATCCACAACAGGCTAAAAGAGCTATCGGGCAGCGGAAAAGAGGTTGAAGTCATAGTTGACGGTGTTGCAATGTCCGGAGGTTCGCTTATTATGTGCGCCGCATCCAAGGGCAAGGTGAAGGTT